AGCATTGATGCTATTATTGCAGATTTGCCTTATGGAACTACAAAATGTAAGTGGGATACCATTATTCCCTTTGAGCCACTTTGGGAGCAATATAAGCGCATTATAAAAGACAATGGGGCGATAGTGTTATTTGGGAGTGAACCCTTCAGTAGCTATTTAAGAATGAGCGAAATTGATTTATGGAAGTATGATTGGATTTGGGATAAAGTTCAACCTACTGGAGCATTTATAGCAAAAAAACAACCAATGAGATTACACGAAGTAATATCAGTTTTTTATAAAAAGCAATGCACTTACAATAGGCAAATGACTGATAGACCTGCAAAGGATTTAAGACCAAACCAAATTGCAACTACAAAAAAGTTGGATAAAATAGAATATGAATATTTAGGTGGGGCTAAAAAACTCTATTCGGAAGATTGGGATTATACAAAAGTAAACCCTAAAACAATTATTCGGTTTCAGAAATCAAATGAAAGGAATAAAGAATTTAAGCACCCCACCCAAAAACCAGTAGCACTACTTGAGTACTTAATTAAAACCTATACAAACGAGGGCGAAACGGTACTCGATAATACAATGGGCTCAGGCACAACTGGAGTTGCTTGCGTAAATACTAACAGGAATTTTATCGGAATGGAATTAGACGATAAATATTTCGAGATTGCCAAAAAGAGAATAGAAAAGGCTATTGCCGAAAAAGAGAGGATGCTATTTAAGGATATATAAATAAACAGACTATGGAATTAACGTTCAACAGTAAGAAATTATGGGAGATACCCAAACCGTCAGGGGATAGGGCGGCAAGACCATCCTACGACAGGGTAACACAGGTAAAATTCTACAACGAGTACTATCCTACAGGACACAAGATATTCAACCCGACGTGGTATAATGACATACTCATAAAGGACGAGGATGGGAACACAAGCGTCTATTTCGTAAACAGGGTAAGTGTTCCGATTCAGGCAATGGCTATAGACATCATCCTTGCCCACCTTTTGGGAAACAAGACCCACATCGTTGATGGAACTCTAAAGGAGAACCCGGCGCTTCCTATCTATAAGGAGTACTGGCAATCCAGGAACATCGACACGGCAAGGTATGAGTTCGTGAAAAGCGCACTTGCCCTCGGTGATGCAGCACTTCTGTTCTACAGGGAAGAAAATCAGCTAAAATGGCAGACCCTGTCCTTTTTCAACCGGGACGAGTACAACATGGAATACGACAAATATGGAAAGCCCCTTTACTTCTACAAGTTCTACGACAACAAGTGCGACGTGTACGACAAGGGATATTGCCATACATACGAGATGGATGGAGAGTGGAAGCTCGTTTCCAAGGTGTCTCACGGATTCAACGGCATGCCGGTTGTCTATCACAGGCGCAATGATGGTGCTTTTTGGACACGGGTGCAGCCGAACATAGACAATATGGAGGTGATGCTTTCAAGACTTTCCGAGGACAATAGGAAGAAATTCAAATCCATCTACCACCTGAAATCGCACGACCCGGATACCGTGCAGACCAAATCCACCGGACTGACAGACCTCATAGTAACCGACACCGATGGAGACTTCAAGATGGTTAACGGCGCTGAGATGTCGGCTCAGTTCAAGTTCGAGTTTGAGACGCAGTTGGAACTTATATTCAATGCACTGGGTATAGTCTTTCCGAAACACAAGTCAAGCGGAGACATGCCCACCGGTTCGATGAAGATGATGTTCTACCCGACGGAAAGGGTGGTGATGTCGCTTATCCACGAGTTCGACGCTGCTATAGACCACATCAACAACATCGTAAAACAGGGCTTCGTGTCTGAATATCCGGAGTACACGGAATTAATTACGAATGGAAACATACGTGCATCTATCAGAATGTTCACTCCGCAGGACGACGAGACAAAGGTTCGTTCCATCGCTGAGTTGAAGCGGTATGGCATCATAAGTGGTGAAACCGCATCGGAGGAAGCGCCCTATTCAGCCAACAATGAAGAAGTGAGAAAAGAAAAGGAAAGGGCGGCTAAAATAGAATACGAGCGTAAATTGGAAAATTTGAGAAATGTCAATCCAAATGTTGCAGAATGATAGTAAGGGAAAATGCAAGGATTAAACGGGGTTCCGCCGAGTATGAAGTGATAAAACGGCAGGTGCTGGACTTGTATGTTATCACCGAGAATGCTACGGCTTGCTATAAACTCTTTAGGAGAGCGGTAGACGGGGAAGAGTATAAAGACACCGCCAAGAGGGGCACTGCTTCTGCTTTCTTTAAACGAGAGGAACACGTTGCCTACATGGAAGCAAGGAAGCTTGAACTCGCTCAGTGGGGTTTTGACATCTACACGAGAATAAACAACCTCGACACAACGGAGTTCAAATCCAAAACAGACAAGTATGCCGACATAGAGAACATTACCCCCGATGAGCTGAGGACGAAGAACCTCGCAGAACTCGAAGAGTTGAAAGACTCTACCCAAGACCCAGTTCTAAAGGCTAACATCATCAAGCAACAGACAGAGCTGATGGATGCCAAGCTGAAGAACAAAGACGAGACAAAATCAACAGATAAATATATTCACTATTACTTACCGATGCCCTATTGTAACGGGTGTCCAATGAAACCAAATAAAAAATAAGAAAAATGAAACCAGAAGTTGAAAAATTAGTATTTACAGAGTATGAGTCGGATGGCAATTTTATCTCGTTCATGGCGGAATCACCGTTTGGAACGTACTACATCGACTATGACAAGACCGAAAAGACCTATAACTCTTACTGTCAGTATGCAGAGATAGGTATCGACAAGACCCTGATAAAAGCCATAAACAGGGTAAATGATTTCCACCGGGCTAACGTATTAAATTGTCTGTCATGGCAGGAATGATGCGGTTAAAGATAGGCTCTGACATAGTCAGGGATATATCCTACTGGGGGTTGGAGCTGATTAAAAGCCCCGAAAACTACGGTAGCAGCATCAAGGATTCAAACATTATTGTAACTGACTTCCCCGAAGAGCACGGGTCGAGAGTCTATATACCCGCCTCACCAAAGAAGGAAGCGTTTGACTACACCATCAAACTTGGATATTACAGCGAATCAAATGATGCTCCAAAAAAGATTAATGCCTTCATCGAGTCCCTAATGGGTAAAGATGTCATTATCTACAACGACTACAAGGGCGTTCAGCTAAAAGGGAAATACAAGTCTTATAAGGACGGAGGAACATACGAGGGCACAAAGGTGGCTCTCTTTGACGTGACGTTTTTTATTTACAACCCAGACGAAATTGTTTACTTATGATAAATCAAGGAGAATTTATAAAAGCGACAAAGAAGGCATTTGACATTGCCGACTTCTCTCACAAATTAACTCATAGAGTCATCGCAACAGCCGCAAAGAGACTCATAGACTACGGATTCAGCTATGCAGAGTTCAGAAATAAGTACGGCAAGGACTTTAAGTTCGACAACACAAAGAGAGCGGCAAAGCACTTGTCCTATGTGAAGTTTCAGATGGAAAAGATTGTCTCAGACCTTCTCGGAGATATCAACAACATCTCCAAGACTACAGCGAAGGATAATCTCGGCAAGATACCAGATGATGATTGGGATAAAGCTGCTTTCATTGCTTCCCTGATGTATGGCGACACCTACAAGCAGAGGGTGAATAAGTACACGCAGACTTTCAAGAACGAGATACAGTCGTACATAAAGATAGGTCAGGAAGAAAAGATGACGGCCGACGGTGTTCTTCACTGGTACATGGACAGGATTGAAGACCCGAAGTCGGATGAGCTTGTCATTGCCGCCATAGCGTCTGGAATGATAGAGATGAGCGGGCTGTCCGCATACAGAAGCTTCAGAAACCTCAATGATGATATGATTGTTCGTGGATTTGCCAAAGCAAACTCACACTATTGGAAGTTCGCAGAGGCTAAGTTCATTATTGCACAGAAAGACAGCCACACTTGCGACACATGCTCTAATCTCGATGGGCAGGTATTTCCTATTGATGAGGATGTAATCCCTGTTCACGGTTCTTGCAGATGTATTGAAGTGCCAATAATGAATGTGCCGTATTAACAAAAGAGGCGGGGTTATTCCCGCCTTTCTT